TAACTCAGATGGTAGAGTGCCGAACTGTTAATTCGGATGTCCCTGGATCGAGGCCAGGTGGGGCAGCAGATAGTGTATAATTGTTATGTCAAAGTAAAACAACAAAGGAGATAGACAGTGTTAAATTCAAATGTGCCCGTATTAAGGCCCAGCAAAGAGCATAAGTTTTTTGAAAGATATCTAGATAATGATTTAGAAGAGTTGTCAAAATTTTTAGAAAAAAAGTATGCGATGATTGAAAATGCAACCTTGCCTGGTGTAACATCAATGGAAAAAGATAAAGGAATTTTTCTAGAGTCTGGAAGTTTGTCAACAGTTAAATGGAAAGAATATAATGTGTTTCAGTTTTACCATGCATCTTTACACAAACTGTACAAAGCAATATCTGATACCGTCAAAGAAGCCTGCGAATACTATGAGGTAGATTTTGACAAGCAGGACTACTATATACAAGGCTGGTTTAACATTAATAGAGCAGAAGTAGGAAAGTTAGATTATCATGATCACGGGGCACCAGGCGCTCCAAACTTTCATGGCTACTACTGTGTAAATGCAGAGCCATCGATAACTCACTATAAATTATTTAATGATCCTTCACGAATTGTTGACAATGTAAATAAAAATAACAGACTAGTGGTTTCAGAAGTTGGCCATCCACATGCTATGGGTGATTGGGACTGGACTGGACCAAGAATTACTATTGCGTATGATGTTCAGCCTTTAGAGGTATTGATTTCTGCAGGAAATACTATACCAGAGCAGCACTGGTTTCCATTACTATAGTATGAAAATAATAATAAAAAAAATTAAAGCATACTTTTTATTGAGGAAGATAAGAAAAAATGGTAATCAAGATAGGTATATATACTAAGGATAAGATGTGATAATTCTTGGAGTTAATGAAACCTCTCACGATGCTTCCGTGTCTTTGATTGAAAATGGGAAAATATTATTTGCTGGTCATGCAGAAAGATATAGTAAACAAAAAAATGACTGGTACATCAATGATAGTTTAATAAAAGATGCTTTACAGTATGGCAGACCAGATTGCCTTGCCTACTATGAAAAGCCTTTCCTAAAGGCCTCTAGGCTGCTTCTAAAGGGTGGTGCTGGAGACTGGAAGCCACGCTTTAATCTTACTGGTGTGCCAAGAAAATCCTTTGGACACCACTATTCTCATGCTGCTGCTGGATACTATACTAGTCCTTTTAATGATGCAGTAATAGTTGTTTTAGATGCTATTGGTGAATATAATACTTCTACCATCTGGGTTGGAGAAGGTAAAAAGATTAAACTAAAATATAAGCAAAACTATCCAATTAGTTTTGGCTTATTTTATTCAGCGTTTACACAACTCATTGGACTTATGCCAAATCAAGAAGAATATATTATGATGGGAATGGCTGCATATGGTGATTGGAAAAAATACTATAAAAAAGTAGATAACTATTTCCCTAACTATCATACACAAAAATATAACTTTCATAAAGGTATAACTGATTGGGGATGGGTTTCTGAAGAAGATAAGTTTGATATTGCTGCTGCAGTACAGGCAGTGTATACAACAAGGCTTATGGAATTTATGTTTGAAGCAAAAGCAATTACTGGTAAAAAGAATTTAGTATTTATGGGTGGGTGTGCCCTTAACTCATCAGCAAACACATCTTTGTGGAAATTATTTGATATGGTTTGGATAATGCCAAATCCTGGAGATGCTGGAAGTTCTTTAGGCGCTGCTGCTGCCCTGTATGGAGATCATGTTGAATGGAGTAGCCCATACATCGGATATGATCTTGGTGGAGAATATCCTATTCAAAAAATTGTTGACGGTATACTTAAAGATGGCATAGTAGCAGTTGCATCTGGTAGAGCAGAATATGGCCCAAGAGCATTGGGTAACAGATCAATTCTTGCAGACCCAAGAGACCCATCAATAAAAGATAAGGTAAATAAGATTAAACAAAGAGAACTTTTTAGACCTTTTGCTCCTGTTGTTTTGGCTGACCATGCACATAAGTGGTTTGATATGGATTTTGAAAGCCCATATATGCAGTATACGGTCAAGTGTTTAAAACCAGAAAAGATACCCTCTGTAGTTCACGAAGATGGCACCTCTAGGGTTCAGACAGTTACAAGAGAGCAGCACCCAGGACTCTATAGGGTAATAAATAAGTTCTACCTTCAGACTGGAGTTCCAGTTCTTTTAAATACTAGTCTTAATATAAAAGGGCAGCCTCTTTTAAATGATGAAAACGATATACTTAAATGGGAAAAAGAATATAACTTTACAATATGTAGGTAACCTGGTATAATAGATATGTCCTTAAGGAGGAATAAAATGGCAGCAAAAGGTAGTCTAGACGCAATCATTGAGATTGCAAAGAAGGAAGTGGGCACAATAGAAGGCCCTAAAGATAACGAAACAAAATACGGAAAGTGGACTGGAATGAATTTCCAACCATGGTGCCAATCCTTTGTTTCTTGGTGTGCATTCACATCTGGACTAGATCCAAAAAAGTATCCAAAGTCTGCATCAACAGTAGCAGCGTCAGATTGGTTCAAGAAAAATGAGCGCTGGTCAGATGCTCGCAATGATGACCCAACTCCAGGAGACTGGATTTATTTTGATTTCCCAGAAGATGGTGTAAATCGTATTTCACATGTTGGTATTTGCATTAAGAATAACGGAGATGGAACCATTCAAGTTATTGAAGGAAATACTTCAGGAACTGCAAAGGGAGATCAACGCAACGGCGGAATGTGCGTAGAAAAAACTCGTGCATATGTCAAGAACAACAAGAAGAAGTTAATTAATGGCATTGTTGGCTGGGGCCGCCCAGTATATGCTGGAGAAGAAAATGCTCCATTGCTAAATAAAGTTGCATCGCAAGTTGCAGTAGTGCCTGCTGCTAAGGCAGTAGTTAAGAAACCAGCAGTTAAGAAGGCAAAATAAATGGAGTCAACAAAAAGAACACTACTCAAAACAGCAAGTTGGGAGACATTCCATCTTGTTGGTGTTGCTGGAGTAATTTATCTTTTTACTGGTGAATGGGAGTACGCAAGTCTAGGTGCACTTATTTATATTGGTTGGGAAGCCCTTGGGTACTTTCTACATGAAAGAGTGTGGGCAAAGTTTGGAAAAGGGGTAAAATAATGCGTATTAAAATTATTAAATTTGTAGTTAAAGCATTGGGTTATGAGTGGGGCGGAGATCAACTAAATCTACCTTATTGGACAGTAAAAGCAAAGAAGAAGTAACTCATGGCATTGTACGAATATGATTGCATGCCATGTGCACAAAGATATACCAAGGAAAGATCCATTAGAGAAGACGATCCTGGTTACAAGTGTGATAATTGCGATACTTCCTTGGTTCGTGTATATTCTAATGTTGGAGCAGTTTTCAACGGCAGTGGATTTTATTCCACAGATAATAGGAAAAAGTGATAACTAGCATACCAGAAGGACAAATTTGTCAAGCATTTGATCCAAGAATGATTATGACTGACGAGATACTTCGCCGCCACCATGCCACTATTCAGCCTAATACATCTTGTATAGCGCCAGCGTATGTTTATGTGGAAGGAAAGCATGGCAAAAGGTTTCTTTGTGATACACACTACTACTACGAACTATACATGAATGGGCAAACCTATTCAGCCCCAAATCATTCTGTAAAAGAAATTTATCAATTTATAATAGACGAAACAGAAAGAGTTAAAGAAACTTTTGCAAAAAATGTAACAAGCACAGAAACGCTTGGTCATAAGTGTTGTTTAACTAATTACTACAATGGTGGTATAGGGTGTACTGCTGATGCTTTAATAAAACTCAATGTCATAAAAATGCCTTTTGGCAAAGTAAATTTTATCTCAAATTTAGATCCAGACAATATTTCAAAAGATATGTTTTATTGTAATTTTCACTTCAGAAGAACCTATTATAGATACGTTAATAATGGTGTTGTTTTTGAAAAATATTTTAAAGTGTTAGATGAAAGATACAGAATGACAATGACTCTTGCTGAAGAAGCAGAAAGACTTACTTATCTGTAGCACATTCTTGACATCCTGTTCTTATTAGTATATAATTGAATATATTACAAACAATACAAGAAGTGGGGTATACTATGAGTACAATGATTGAGACACCAGCAGAAGTAAAAGATTGGGTATTAAAAGCCACAGATCGATGTGATTCCTGCGCTGCAGAAGCCTTAGTCCAGGTCATAGGACTTAATGGAGAACTCTTGTTTTGTGGTCACCACTATAATAGTATAATGAGTAATCCAGCAGGGTATAAAAAGATGATGTCATTTATGATAAGTATTGTAGATGAGAGAGACAAACTTATTGAAAACAAAGCAAAGGGGAAAGATTACTAATGTATGAATACTATGTAAGAAAAGTAGAGAATGTTGTAGATGGAGATACCATTGATGTTCTTATTGATTTAGGGTTTGATGTCCTGTTTGCATCTCGTGTAAGGTTGGCTGGTATTGATACCCCAGAGTCTCGCACAAAGGATCTTGCTGAGAAAGCACTTGGCCTAGAAGCCAAGGAGTACCTAAAGAAGGCTCTTAAGGATGCCAAGTCCGTTGTAATTAAGACTGAGAAGATGAATTCATCTGAGAAGTATGGTCGCATTTTGGGCTGGGTATATGTAGATGGGAACACCGTATCTCTAAACGATATGATGATCAATGATGGCTACGCTTGGGGATATCTAGGTGACACTAAGGTTAAAGACTTTACTGCTCTTGCCAAGGCTAGGAAGAAGTCTGGCAAGTGAGTGATGAATTTGACATTATTGATAATCTAATACTAAACGGAGGTTTAGAGTTTGCAGGAAAAGACTCTGAAACTGGAGAGCCATTATATAAGCCTACAGACAGACTTAAAGATATCGATGCTAGGCTTAGCGAGGAGATGTCTATATATTTTTCAGAGGTAACTTTAAAACTCTGGGAAAAGGGATTTCTTGATATGGATGTAACTCAAAAAGATCCAGTAGTCAAACTTGGTCCAAAGTCTTTTGATGTTTCCTCTATAAAGTCATTGCCAAAAGATGAAAGAGTAGTCGTTGAAGAGATAGTTAAAGTTCTTTTCAATAAAAACTGATATACTGGATGTATAGGGGTATTTATGAATAACTTTTATGGTGCTATTGGAACAACAGTAACTATTCTTTTGCTAGTTTATATTTACATTCTTAAAAATAATGTAAAAAATAATAGGCAGCCAATAATTAGTCAGGCCATGCTTCAGTATCGTTATAGTAATAGAAAAAATAATTCAAGAAAAATAAAAGTTAGAACTCAGTCAAAACTTCATTATGATAAGACTAACATAAAAGTTATTATTCTTGATAACGATGCATACTGGATCAAGGATAATATTTTTTATAAGGCACCATTAGTCAACGAACTTATCAATAAAGAAGAGGCCGAGCAAGTTGACACAATACACATGGATAAGGTACAATTAGACAAGATGTTGTTTATAATGGACAAACTAAGAGAAGGGATTGAGGATGATAGTAGGAGTTCAAGGGACGAGTAGTTTTGATAACTATCAGGTTTTCCTTAGATCTATGGCTGTTGCCCTTTCTGAGTTGTTAGAAAGCGACAAAGACTTTCATATATATTCTGCAGGACCAAATAATATTAATATGATGTCAATGGAGTTTACAAATCTATCCGAAAAAGGTATGAAGTCAAGAGGAAAAAATATTAAGTTTTTTAAAGTTTCTCCTCAGTGGTTAGAAGAAAATATATCTGAAGTAAATCATTTTGCTTTTTTATCTAATCCAAAAGAACCAGTATCAAAGATTGTTCATATATCAAAACTAAATAATATAAATACAAATGTATATAACTTTTAATAGAATATACATAAGCCTGTGCTTTTGCACATAAACAGAACGGAAAAAATATGAAATTAGTTAATTCTTTAGAAACTATGGAATCAATAGTGAACAAGAATAGACAACTGTCTTGGGATGGTTGGACCGTTGTTGAAACTTTTCCATCAGAAAAGGCATACTTTTCAAAGTTTGGAATATACAAAAATAATAAATGGCAAATGAAAAAAGAGTTTGCTCCTTCTGACTTAGGTTGGGAAATTCCTGATAAGTATGTGATCTAAATGAATAAGTTTAAATGGAAAGATAATGCCGTTTGTTTAGACTACGATACAAACTTATTTTTTGAAAAATATGAAGATGATGAATTGCTAAGGCCAGCAATTGACAGTTTGTGCTCTTCTTGCCCAGTAAGGAAAGAATGTTTTTCTGTTGGAATTTCTGGTAAAGAGTGGGGTGTTTGGGGTGGAGTTTATTTAGAAGGCGGAGAAGTCTCTAAAGAATTTTCTAGCCATAAGAGCAAAATTGACTGGGGAAAAACCTGGCAGTCTTTAACAATGGAGTAGAATGTATACAGATCAAATGAAAAGAGCCTTTAGATCTTTAGAGTGTCCAAAAAATTTTTCTTTACAAATTATAGATAACGATCATTTTATAACAGTAAAAGCAAAGGAAAAAGATTTTATGTCTTTAGAGACGGTAGAGTTAAAGAGGCAGGCCATTGAGTATATGATTCGTGTAAAGAAAGCCCTAGAAGACAATGGGGCAATTGTACTACTTGTTCGAGAGGGCGGAAAAGAACTGTGACTCAGTCAATATTATTAGTTATCTTATCAATAACATCTACAACCATGGCTTTTCTTTTTTATATTCAAAAAAGAAGAAATGAACAGATGATTGCTCATACAGTACAATTCCTTCTACTGAATGAAGAGCAAAAAGAAAATGAAAAAACGGATAAAGAAAAGGCTAATGAAGATTTTTTAAAATTCATTTCAGATTCTCGTGATTGGGCATATGCCTATATAGATGAGGTACAGGCATCCTTAAATAAGTTTATTACTGATATTGAGCCAGAGATTAATTATTTTAATGAGTACGGAGACATTGGTTCAATGTCACCCAACTATGACTCCATGAAAAAAATTACTGTGTCCTATGAAGAATTAAAGAAACTGCTACCAGAAGACTATGGTAAAATAGATACATGATAACGAACCCTTCCGAAAAAGATGAAATCTATTTAGCAAATGTTGCAAAAATAGGAAACTCTACAGACAACATACAATATATAGAAAATGTGCTACCTGAAGAAGATCACAGGATTCTTCTTGATTACGCAAAGTCTGCCGACTCTTGGAAAGAGCAACCTTGGAAGGCTATAACTATTGAATCAGAAAAGTTGCCCGAAGAGATTAGAGAAATGCTAAACAAAATATTTGAACTTGTTTATAAAAGGTCCGTAGAACTTTATGATGTAGCCATTAATCCTTTTCACAAGTCTGCACTTCATATAGTCAAGTTTGTAAAAGGTTTTTATTTGGATCCACATGTAGATACATTATCATCTGAGGGCAACCACATTGCCTCAGTATATTATATTAATGATGACTACACTGGTGGAGAACTTAACTTTCCAGATCACAATTTAAACATTAAGCCAAAGCCTAACAGTTTAGTTATTTTCCCTGGCAATGAAAATTATTTGCATGAAGTCCGTAAGATTGTTGACAACGACAGATACAGTTCTGCTATGTGGCTTCAGTTCACTGGCTCCACCTTTAATAAAAAAGCAGAATGGTATAACTAACATATGACAAACTATAACTTAGGAAATTCTGTAGATAATATACAAATTACAGAAAACGTTTTATCTAAAGAAGAGCACCAGTCCTTGCTTAATTATGTAGAAAGCGTTGATTCTTGGGATGCTATGCCATGGGGAGTTAAAGTCTTGGAATCAGGAGAAGTAGCAAAAGAATTTTCTGAGATCTTAGATAAAGTTTTTATGATTGCCCATAAAAAATCTACAGACTTTTATAATGTTGATCTTAATGTTTTTGAAAAAACATCTGTTCCTTTAATTAAATTTGAAAAAGGATATAAGATGAATGAGCATGCAGACACTACAGGAGACATTGCAGCAATATATTATATTAATGATGATTACGAAGGGGGAGAGATAAATTTTATGGACCACAACTTAAAGATTAAGCCAAAGGCTAACAGTTTTATAACATTCCCAAGTAATGCAGACTACTGGCATGAGGTGCTAGAAAATACTGTAAAGGAAAGATACTCTTCTACCCTCTGGTTTCATTTTGCTGGATCTAGCCCTATTAGGCCAAAATTAGGTTTAACCAGGTAATAAACTTATAATGAAAGACATTATATTATCAACACTTACAGGTTTTGGATGCGGAATAGTGTTTGCTGCATTCAAATTGCCAGTACCAGCACCACCAGTTTTTGCGGGAGTCGCAGGAATTATT